GAGAGACCTTTGTGCCCACTGGTTTGCCATATTCCTCGTCATTTTCGGTGATCAAGTGCCCAACACCTACGGTTGGGTAGCCAAGGTGGTCAAGATACACTTCGAGAACGCAGCCCTCGTCGGCTTCGATCTCAGCTGATAGCTGTTCGAGGTTCATTTACTGTGTCCTCTGTGCGATTTGAATATTCTTCAAAATGTCAGCAGGGTTAGAACCCATTAATGCAGCTGATGGAGCTGTGGTAGCTTGGGCGGAGGAAGACAATACTGGGCCACCTGTTGTAGATAGGGTAGGTCCGGAAGTAGGAGCAAGCATTGAACCACTTGTTGTAGATAGGGTAGGTCCGGAAGTAGGAGCAAGAGTCAAGGGTGCAGAAGTTTGATCTTCTGACTCCGGTTCAACACCCCCAAGTGGTTTATTACGGTACTCGTTCTTAATTGCATTTAACTCTGGAGTCGGTAGCGTGTTGCCATTTTGACGAACATCTTTTCTAACTTCGGAACTTATGTCCATTGGTACAAATTTTCCACGCATCAGCTGACCGATGTTTGAAATCTTGTACCTCTTCAGTGCCCGTCTGATTTCAGAATCAGACTTTCCTAGCTTACGCATATCCTGAACCACTTGGTACATTTCACTTTGTGTGCGGTACAACGCATCGTTTGCACTGCGATAAGTGTCAATTGCATCAGCTGGATCAAGTACACCCTTTGTCCGAACAGCGGTGTTGAAAATCTGTTTAGCACCAGAGCTGTTGTCAGAGTAGTTGTAGGAACTGTACATAACAATGTTTTCAGGATTGACTTCCACTTCAGTCACCCCTGTCATCATACGCATAAACTCACTGACAGCCTTGCGCTCGTTACCAGCTGGGTCAACATTGTTGTTGGTGAAGCTACGGAACAAACGTCCAGCCTCAAAGCCGGGCATCTGAGTAGCTTTCTTCTGTGGCTTTAACTCAAACAGAAGATCAGCAGCACCGGGCATGAACGCATCAGCTATGTGGGTAAAGCTCTTGTATATCTTTGTGCCCGGGTCATCGACTTCCCTGTAAACTTTGGCGCCTGTTTGCGTTACCCCACCACGAGTGGTGACATCTAACATCTTCTCAGTGATGATAGACTCCCCAAAGAACGGTGCAAACAATTCACCAACAGACCCCATCACGGCATCAAAGGCTACACTCTCTGGATCTTTGCCTAGATCGCGCCCATCCTTTACAGCATTGAAGATAGCCTGAACCGGAGCGGTTAAGTAATCATACGGATTGGTGTAGCTGTAATCCACATAACCAGTGACGTTGCCTTTCTCGTCTGTGCTTGTTGGAAGCAGAGTGTGGTTCCGTGCCCATGGAGCCGCGCTTCTGCGAACAGCGTCCATCTGCTCACTATCGACACCAGACAGCATCATGGCTGTGCCTTGGAGAGCCATTGGCGCTACCATTGTCGTGCCTAGAAAACCAGTTAGTCGACGCATACCAATTTGCTGAAGGACTTTGTCTTGACTGGATAGTTCTTTCAATGCTTGTGACAGAGTGTTTGCAGACGTACGAAGGATTTCAGCAGGGAAGGCAATGAAGTTACCAACAGGCAACTTACGCAGAGACTTCACAAACTCTGGTACACGTTCGTAGTTTGGCACAGTGTTTTTGACAATGTCAGCGGCGTAGTCATCAAGGTTTCTACCAAGAGCTTTCTCGGCGTTGGCTACACTACCGTATGCCGAGATCAGTTTGTTACGCTCAAACTCAAAGTTATATATCTTCCAGACATCGTCACCTGCTTGATACGCACTCTTAGCACCAGTAAGAAACTTCCCAATAGAACCTTTTTTGAACAAGCCTTCCACCTTATCGCCAACAGGAACACCAGCAATGAAGCGGTCTGCTTCTTGCTTAATACCCAAGCCTTCCGTCATCAAGCGATCAATTTCTCGGAGTTCTGACTGTGTGTTAATAACACCTAGTCTTTGCAGGCGGCTGTAGTATTTGTACTTGTCAGGGCGCTTCAGTACCCCACGCATAACGGTATCAACTGATTCAAACAGGTTGGCCCCAGCGCCAACATTACCCTGTGCTAAAGCAAACAAAGAAGCGGAAGTGACGTTACGAACCTGAGTGATTGGGGACAAAACAGTTTTAGCAAACTGTGTAGCACCTTTGGCCCGAAGAAACCCAGAGTACAAAGCCAATCCAAGATCCGCCATTGGGTTAACATCACCAATTACCTGTCTGGTTAGTTGATTGTATACTCGATTGGAGACATACATATCTTTCATAGCACCCCAATAGTCGGCATCCAGCTTGGTGTAGGAGCTTTCCAACACCCCACGATCCATTGATTTAGCGGCAGCCTCTGTCAAAATGTCGCCTTCACCACCCGCCTGTTTTGCCATATATGTCAAGAAATCGTCAGTGGCACTGAAGGTGGCTAAGTCTGCAACTGTTGTTATGTATGCATTAGTAGAATCGTTGATCTCCCCCAACATCCGTTTGAAAGTCGGATCCGATAAAGTACGATCTCGGAACATGGCTGTCTGTAATTTATTGACAGCCACACGACCGCCTTTCTTGGAACCAGCTACACGAACATTCCGATCTGTCAAAGTTTTGACAAACCTGTCTGTCAGATCTGTGGCAACTTCTGCGCTAACACGAGCATCCCTTCCAACACCTGTAACAAACTGTGACATAAACTCTTCTTTAAAGGGAGCGTCTTCTGTGGCAGGGATCCTATTTCTGAACCGCTCAAGCCTGTCGTATATTTTAGAAGCAAATTCTGGGTTCTTTTGCAACATATCAATAACTTCTTGACGACCAGCCTGAAACTCTGCGGTCTTCATGTACCCAGCATCTTCAAAAATCTTGTACTTGCGACGTAGATAAGAGCCAATGTTTTGTTTGATGAGACCCATCACCTCATCTTTTTCAGCCGCTGTCTTCAAGAAACCGGAGTTCGTAATCTGCTTTGACAAACGGTCAACTTGTAGCCGCATCCGTCTAGCTGATGGATGAAGAAACTTGGGCAACATATCAAGAGCTTTCAGTCCTTGCTCTTCTGCCTCTTTCATGAAAGCGTCGTCTTTCGTCAGGAAGCCATACAAACGGTTGTTCAACTCTGCCCGAGTTAAAGGTGTGCTGCCAACCATAACAGATTCAACATCTTTGTAAGCAGTGTCTAGCTCGTCCTGTAGTTGCTTCGCTACTCCACCAGCGCGAGTCATTTCGCTTTCGATGTTACCAGCTATCTTTGCTTTCTGCTCAAATGCTTCCTGCGTCAGGTACCCGCGAGACCGGAAGACAGAAAGAACTTGATCAACCCGTTCTGGGCCGACAAGATTTTCAAGCCCTGTCTTTGCTTTTGTTGAAAGGTAGGTTCCTGCTCTCAACGCCTGTCGCGCAGCTGGGGCAGCTATCGGAGTGGCGCCCTTAACTACAACATCTGTTGTAGCACCAAGAGCTTTCAGTCCAGCACCAACGGTGGCTGTTGCACCCGAAGCTTCCGCAAAAAGCTTGAGGCGGTTACCTAGACGAGCCATGGCCTTCTCTCTGCCCTCAAGACCAATTAAATCTGTGGTTTGTGTTGGGCCGCCTTGAAAGAAGTCACCGAGAGTGGTCACCCCATCTGTTGCAACAACGGCATCAGTCACGCCAGCTGCACCAATCTGTGCCATTGCCTTAACTAACTTAGGAGCTTCTGCCAAAACCTTGGCTTTACTTACCATACTGGCAGCACCAAGACCGGGAATTGCAAACTGTGTGATGACTTCGGCAATCTCACCAGCTGCACCAGTAGGATCAATGCCACCTGCATCACGAACGTAATTAGCAAAGTCTGTTACGGATTGTGTGTAGTCTGTGTCGAAGACAACATCAACGAGCGAAGTACCGAGTTCCACGATCCCCTGTGGAATGGCAATCAAACCAGATACAATGCCTTCACCAACCTCTTGTAGAAAGCCTTCGTATTCTTCTTCGGGTTGTTCGGCTGGCGCCTGTGGGGCAGCGGTTCTGGATCCGAGAAGCTCTTCGGCAGCGGAAAGAATGTCTTGCTCTGATGCCCCTTCCGGACCTTCCAATTGATAGGTGTTTCCATCAGGGCCTTTTACTTTATAAATAGCCACGGGAACTCCTTATTTAATGACAGTAAAGCCACTTTGAGTCATCATATTATTGTTTTGTGTTTGAGGAACAGTTTGCGAGGCCACTGTTGGAATAGTGTTTATCCACTCTTGAAGACCCCCCGCCTCTTGTATTTCTTCGCCATAAGATCCTAGAACAAGAGAGATATCATTCTGGCTTCCTTGACCTAACATGACCCTTGTAAGAGCAGCAGCAGCTCTAGATGTATCAGTGGATTTTTCCACCGTGGTAAGGTCTGAAAGACCAGCGGCAATAATAATATCTCGGTATTCTTCCCCTTCAGTAGTTATGGCAGGCATATTTGTGTTAGGGTCAATAGTCATCAGACCCGCTGAGATGAAAGTTTGAACATGCTCTGGGGACTGCATGTATGCATCAAGTTTATTTTTCAGTAAATCTTGTGTCTTCGTGTAATCAAGTGTTTCTTCCTGAAGCTCTAGCTTTGCCAGATCAGTTGTTATCGTTGCTGTCAGCTGCATGCCAGCCATTTTCTGGGACCATTCTTGTTTAGCCTTGTTAAACTCCATCTCTGTAGCAAACTGATCTCTTTGCTGGTTCAGCTGGTTCATTCCCATGCCCCAAGAGTTTTGCATTTGAGCAACAGCGATATTTTCTGATCGCTTATCACTGATCAGCTGACGCATAGCAGCGCGATATTCTTTCTGGTCTTCTCGCTCTTGAGCGTTCAGGTCTTTCAGATCCTTGCCGTAGGAGTCAACACCAACCATCAAACCTTTAGCAATGTTGCTTAACGCATTATCACTTTCACCTGCTGCAATGGCTAGACCTGCCATGGTTAGGTTTAACCAGAAGGCATTTTGTTTTTTCTCATCATACTTGCTTGGGTCAAGATCAAACTGTGACTTCAGTTCTTCCTCAACCTCTGACAAGGAAACCTTTTCAGGGAGCACCTGCCCGTATATCTTTGTTGCCTCTGGGGTGGTTCCTTCTTCAATGGTAAGAGGTCTCTTTCTGGTAAACTTTTTAGGCCCGGCAACATCTGGGGTTGCAGGCTTAACAGCCTCACTGTCATTTGTTTCTAGATCTACAAGCATGTCGTTAAGCTTAGTTCTAGCTTTATCAGTTAGGCTTGGCTCAGTTGTAGCAGCATCTTCCATATCCGCACCAACACCCGTATCGGTGGTATCAGGTGTAATAACTTCTTGTGGACGCACACTTTCTTCGCCCGGGTACCCAAGGATATCAAGCCCGGGAGTGGGTGACGGAGAAAAAGGTC